GGTCTTGTAGAGTCTTGCTCTTTTCAGTATAATCTTTATGTACATCTCTAGGATCTAAAACTGATTCAGGTACACAGTTAGGAACTTTTCTACCATTCTTCATCTTAAGACCGACTGCAGTATAACCTTTCCAGCAAGCTTTCTTAAGTGGGCCTGTAGGTTTCTTAACTTCTTCTACTAGTGAAACATCTTTAACCCATTTACGTGATAGATCACCAGTACTATTAACTACAACTAGGTAGTTAGAACCACGATCCATGATCTCATATGTTTGACCAGCAGATTCTACAATATCTCCGATATGATAGATCTCGCCTTTAAAATACTTCTCTCTTAAAGCATCAATACTAAATCGTACTTCTTCTTTAATAAGTTCAAGACCCATAGATTGTCTCATTTCGTTCATTAAACGACGAGCATCTATGTCTCTCATTGAATTAGGCATTTGGTACTTGAATGAGGTATAATCACCCTTGGTGACAATAGCTTTCATTCTAGGATTCTCAATATTACCAGCAGAGATGATATGGGCTGATTCTTTTAGTGTCTTTTTAAGACCTGGAATTCTGTCTTCAGAAGCAACTACAATAACATTTCTATACTTAGACTTAAAGCCTTGTACAGTTTCTTTGATTACTTCCTCTGAGATAGAGGCAAAGTTCATGTTAGTAAATAACATCTCTAAGAAGTGTAGTTTTTTGTCTTGTGGGAGGTCTTCTGATTCTGTAACAAATACAACGTGCTCGGCACTGTGCTTTTCAACTAGTTTTTCAACTAATTTAAACTGTAGCTCATGCTTGGCTGTAGGAGGATTGAAGCTTCCGACCGATATAATAACGGTACTGGAAGGCAATTGTTTTAATAATTGACTATAGTTTTTCATTTAAATCCATCTATATAATTGTTACTGTTATGTATTATTTATACAGCGGAGAGTATCACTTTCGTAATATTTGCTACCCATCTTGAAGTTACTTCATCTCCAGCAAGATCATCGTTAGCTTGTACGTCACCGATCTGAGTCACAAGATCTTTAAACTCATCACCATTTAGGATACCATCATTATACTGTTCTGTGATATCATGTAACTGGGCTGCTAAAGAGCCTTTGATTCCTGGGTCCATCATTGCTGCTTTTAGTTCATTTATTACTGACATTTTAACGCCCTTTCCATGCTTTCTCTATCACTAGGATACGAGTCTTTTGTAATTTTAAGGTAGCTTCACAGTATGCTTCTGATCCGTCCCTTGCCTTTTGAGTCGCGATGTATAGTTCTTCAATTGTTTTTGCTTGTGGATCTGCTCTAAATTCTGTATACATGTTTAGCCATCTGATATCATCTACAGCAGCCTGCCATCTTGGATGGTCTTTTGTTGCTCCACACGTTAAGGTATCTACCTTTGTTTTAATATCTATAAGCTTTGAAGCCTCAGCTGGATCATGCGGTACCGGCATAATGAAACTACATCCAGTAAGTAATAATGACATCAATATTAATTTTTTCATAACTTCTCCTTATTTCCTATTTATAAAAATAAAAGGCTACCGAAGTAGCCTTGTTTTAAAACTTAAATCCATCAAACCCAGGAGATTCATCCTTATTCCCAAAGGACTTATCAAAGACTGGTTTATTATCTTGGCCTGAATCCGATATGTTAGATTGGGCTGAGACTTCTACATCATATAGTTTCATCTTGGATCGATCTACACCAATTACAAATCGTTTATAATAAGACGGATCATTATATCGATTCTTAAGTTGTTTAACCATAAGCTGATTAAGTTCCTCAAGTTCTTCAGTAGAGATTAATGCTAACATTAAATCCACGGTTGCTGGAAGACCAAAAGATTCAGAAGTATCTTCAAGACCTGGATCAGAATTAGTAAAGCCAGATCGAGTTGTTTGTGTAGCACTCATAATTGGTACATTGTATTCTACTGCAAGACCTCTTAATTCTTCTGCAATAGTTTTAACATAGGTATATGAATTAACATTTGCACCATATCTTAATCTTTGACTTGAACAGATATTCAAATAATCAATATAGATAATATCAGGAGAAAACTCTTGCTTAAGCTTTAATTCTTCAAGTAACGCTCTAAAATGACCGGCATGGGCACCGGCAGTTGGATATTCCTTGATGATCAGCTTACCTTGAGATTTCTTCCTGACTTTATCTAACCTTGTGTCGAAGATATTCTTATCAACGACTTTAAGCTCATCCATAGAGAGGTTCAACAGGTTTGCATCAATACGTTCTGCAATTCTTTCTTCCGCCATTTCCATGGTAATATATAATACGTTCTTGTTATTAAGCATGTTTGCTGCTGCACAATGACACATGAATAATGATTTACCGACACCAGTACCCGCAAGGATAACATTAAGAGTCTTATTAGATAATCCACCCTTTGTAATCTTGTTTAACATGTCAAGATCGAATTTAATCTTCTCTTCTACGCGATGATAGAACTCATACCTTTCATCAGAATCAGAAAGATAACTATGACCAACGTGATTATCGAAACTGACGCCAAGAGCATCTGAAAGTAAATTAGGAATTGCATCGTCTTGACGCTCTTTATCTCTTCCTTCAATAATTCCAATTGAGTCGAGGATTGCGTTGTAGACGGCTTTCTTTTTACAGAACTTTTCGGTTTCATTGAGTAACCACTCCTCATTTATGTCTTGTTGTTTTAAATCTTGAATTAATGCTTGTTGATCTTTTAGATCTGTATCAGATATATCTTTACGGTTATTAACTTCAATCGCAAGAATTTCTGATGTAATAGGTTTATTATAAGTCTCAAAGAACTTATTAATTTCTTCAAAGATAACTGCTTCTTTACGTTCAGAGAAGTATTTCTTCTTTAAAAATGGTAATACTTTTCTACTATAATTTTCATCAAATAGTAGATTACTTAGAATTGTATTTTCAATTCTCATCAACACCGCCTGTATAAATTAAATCGTTTTTCTGAACTCCCTCTTCTAGCATCTGCATAATGAGGTCGCCTACTGAATGCTCAAACTCTTCTTTAATATAGTCTTTGCAATTATTTTCTATTATATCATAGTTATACTTTAACGTATAATTATCTTCATTAAAAGATACTTTACCTAAAGTAAACTTAATATTAGAAAATCTATGGTCGACCAATTCTAATGCAAATTGGTCTGTGCCATATGCTTCTTTACTATACTTAAGCTTCGATAACATCTTCGTCTTCAATAGACTCTAGTTCAGCTTTAATATCATCATCAGAGATAATATTACCATGCGCGATCTGATAACGATCTTGAATAGCTTGTTGGAATGTTTTATCCATCAATAGATCCATCCAGAATTCTTTACAATCAGTATCTTTAATACGCCATTTCTTTTCTTCTATTTCACCTGTTGTAGTATTAACACGAGAGAACCAACCAACAGATGGCTTAATAACATGTCCAGTTTCTAAAGCCATATCAAGCAAACCGCTCCAACGGCTAATACCGCCATCAAATTTAACGGTAACAGGAATCTTTGATTTTTCGCGCACATAACGTGATTTCTCTACGTTAATAATAAAGTTATAACCCATTAACTCAGTACCATCTTTATCTTGTTGGCGACCTAGAATAAAGATGTTATCAGCTGAGTAGTATGAACCTGTACCACCACCTACAACATCTTTAGAATATAGTTCCATAGTTTTGTAGGTATGATTAACTACAACCATTGGAATATCTTTAAGAGTTAAATGTGGAGTTACCATTCTAAATAGCGATTTAATTTGTTTTGCTCTTGACATATCTGCAACAGATTTACCATCCATTGCATCTTCAACTTCTTTCTTAGAAGCCAAGTTACCGATAGAATCGATAATAATCATAACTTTATCGTTACGTTCAATACCATCGATCTGTTTCATAATATCAAATTTAAGTTGTTCTACATCTGTAATGGGTGTATGAAGAACGCGGTCTTGATCAATACCAAAAGATTCAAAATAAGCTTGAGGTGTACCAAACTCTGAATCATAGAATAGTAATACTGAGTCTTTATACTTATCCATATAAGACTTAGCCATTAATAAACTAAATGCTGTCTTAAAATGTTTTGATGGACCTGCCCACATAGTTAGACCTGGCGTTAAACCACCATCTAACCTACCACTCAATGCAATATTAATTGCTGGAATGGATGTAGGAATCATATCCTTCTTTGTAAAGAATTTAGACTTCGAAAGAATTTCCGAGTCTTTAATTGTAGAGTTACCTCTGATTTTATCTAATAATCCCATGATTTTTCCTTATTTAGTTTTTCTTGCGATTTCACGTTCAATCTTACATTTTTCTTTCTTTACTTGAGTCTTACCTAGTAGTGCTGTTAACTGTGTTACATTTAACGGTCTAAGACGCGGCTTACCGCTTTTATATAACAATGGATTATTGTGTCTTTTGGATGGATGTACTCTTGCTCCAGGTTGTGCCATGATTACCCTTTCAAATATTTACTACATTGGTTTAAAATTGCTTTTTCAAAATGCTTATCATTTAATAATCTATTTAGTGGTGATGGATGAGGTAACCTGAAATGATTAATCTTAGCTCTAACTAGAGAGTCTGAAGCAAATCCACCTAATGCAATAATATGATTATAGTCTTTAGTTGCTGATAATAAAAATTTATCATCAACGTTCTTATGATTTAATTTAATATTGCGATCATTAATTACGTTAATAAATGAATAATGACAAACACCCAACTTGTCCATCCACTTATTTAATCTATCAAATGTAGAGTTCTTTCTAACCTTAGCTTTCTCAAGTGTGTTAGAAGGATTCATGCCTACAATTAATACTTTATTTTTTGCCATGCGGTACATCAAATACAAAAGTAACTCTAACTTCATCTCCAAGAACTTCTGTACCATGCATAAGTTTATTATTAAACCATAAAAGTGTTCCAGGTTCTACATCATAGGATTCTCCACCTACAGTATATCTATACTTACCTTTAATAGCTAGATGATACCTATCTCGTGTTTGATAATATTTGCCTTCATCAATATGCTGACCAACTTCACCGCCTGGTGCAAGAGATAAGAACCCACATCTATCAAACTTTTTAAAATGTCTTTTTAAGAAACTAATAATTTCTGTATGATGATCGTATGCTGGTGTTTGTGCACATAGTTCTGAATCTTCAGCATGATCTTCTGCTTTAGTAACAGCACCCATTACAAGCTGAAGTACACCGACAGGTAAGTCAGCATAACCTCTATTTAATAGAGTCCCAGTATTATCTACTTTCTTTTGACCATTCCAATCTTCTGGATATTGGTCAAGCTGCTTTAATATCTTTGAGACATTAATACCAGTCTTAATTATTTTTATATTGTTCATTTATCATCAATTACAAATATTGCTATACCAGCTTCAGCAAACATGGCTTTAGATTTATTCCAAGAATCATTCCAATGCTGTTTAGCTTCTATACATTGTTTAGATACTACAACCTTTTTAATGCCTACTTGTATAATACCTTTTGCACACTCAGAACATGCAGGTAAACCGTGAATGAATATAGTTGCGCCATCTAAAGATACACCTGAGTATGAAGCATTAAATATAGCATTCATTTCAGCATGAACTACTAATGATAGTTTTACATCTCTATCAGTTAGTCTCTTATTAGAATCGGAGATACCTCTTGGAAAACCATTATATCCTTGAGATAAGATCTGTCCCTTAGATCCAACTACTACTGCACCAACTTGAGTGCTTGGATCCTTAGACCATGTTGCAATTTCTGCAGCAAGTTTAAGATAACGCTTATACCATTTATTGATCGCCATCGATAAACTTAAAATGCCTTTCATAAACATGAAGAGATGCTACGTTCCAATATATATCACCTATCTTAAGATCTACTAAATGTTTATAGTTGTTTCTTAAGTACTCCCATACTTCAAGTAATACATGTTTTTGCCATGCAAAATCATTTTTATAACCAAAGACTGCATCATTTGATCTCATATAGACCATTGCATGTACTTTACAATTTCTAATTATATATTGTACAGTATTAGTACACATAAAATCAGACATACCTGCAGTATTATAATCATAGTGCATAGTTGGTCTTGTATAGATCATTGTTGCTCTACGAGAATCAGGATTGCGTGCTAACTCATCTACAACATTATTAAATTGTGAACCATTGGCTTGAGAATAGATGCACCATCCATAATTTGAATTAATACGACCAGATGTAGATGCAACCATTTTCCAGATTTCTGGAGGTCCACCTGGAATATCATTGACATTTAGTGACATAGATTTATACCAATCTAATTCACGCTTAATATAATCTTCATTTGCTGTACCAAAAATTGTTGGTTGATTTGCAAAGAATGCAGCATTCATAATCTCAACCGTCTTAACGCCAGTCTTATCAATAACAAAGTCTTCCATCTTTAATTTTTCTTTAAAGATGTTTCTAATATTACTTACACCGTATACCGTGCTCATTTCTTTGGCCTATTTAAAAAGTCTCTATTAGGTTGTTGTCCATCAATACCACCTCGGATATATGCTGCACCAAAAGATCCATAATTAATTAGATCGATACATGAATCTTCAAGAGACTCAAAGTTTGGTTCATAGTTAGGATCGTTTTCCATTGCTTCAAGTACAGATTGCATACGTAAAACTTTAGCATACATAACATCAAGAATAGTTGCAAAACCTCTTGGATAATAATCTGCTTGTTTAATTCTTGAGTTTGGATTTTGATAGTCGTTAGACTTCTTTAATTGAAGCTGAGCAGCTTCTTGTAATACTTTAATTGATTCTTTATCAGCCACTATTTTCTCCCATACATAAGCATCATTGCATCATAAGCACAATCATGAATTGGATTATGTTTAACTACCATTGTATCATCAAAGTCTGGAATTGTACAATACCCATTAGAAGAACCTGTTAAAAGATCGACTGCAGTTCTAACATCTCTCCATCTACCAAAATGAAATATAGCATCACGTTTCATTTTATCTTCCATAGAACCGAGAGCCATCTGATCTAGATTACCTCTAGCCCACACAATTGCTTTCTTACCTTCAGGTCTAGCATTAACATAAGCTTTCATTAGATCATGAGCTTCTTCTGCTGTTACATCATTTTCAGATGGATATAAAGACATTTGTTTTACTGCTTGATTTTGATGTTGCCACCAATCTAGAGTTGATTGTGTAACTGTTCGACCTAGACGATCGACCTGATCTTTAGAATTTAATTTGACAAAGAATGCATCTTTAACTAAGTCTGAATAAGTAGGTTTTTTCTCTACATCAAAATAGACAAGAGCCATTGATAGAATGACTGAATTGGATTCAATTCCTAGAGTTTCAACGTCATACATCCACATAATATATTTCCCATGTAAAATACTATTATACAATAAAACTTAATTAAAGTAAAATTATTTTTGTGCTTGTGATAACCTATACATCTCATCAGATACTTTACTATTATGAAACTCTTCTAATAGAGTCATTTGGTCTATATCAAATGCTGCCTTTTGGCCGTGCATAGTAAAGATTGTTCTATAGTTTCTATTGGTGCATTCCCACACTCTAATAAGATCTGATTTAGGGATAGTGTATTCAACAAAGAATAGTCTTTCAACCTTAAGACATTTTACTATTTGATTTGCATGTTTACCTTTATATGGAAGTGGTACTGTAAAAGCATTCTCAGTCCTATATCTATTTTGTGTCTTTACTTCTACATTATCCCCATTTGGTAATGTAAGATCTTTATCCATATCGTACATATCTTCAGATAGGAATCCACCGAAGTGATGAATAACTATTGATTCGCCAAGCTTTCCTAGCTTGTGTTGATTATTCATAGATCTTTTCTATTAATCCATAGTTACCTTTGTGCGATGGTGCTTTCCAACCTTCAGGTTTAATTAGATCTGGTAAACCTAATGGATTTGGTCTTGAGGCTTTAACACCAACTGCTTTAGACATATTAGCTACATGAACATCATCCCACGCTTTATAAGAATTAACATCATACGCATCTAGTGTTCCTATTGCAACTACACATAGATCAATTAATGCATCAACAACCTCTTCAGGGTTATTTGTTGCTGCCGCATGTTTCATTTCGTCCAGTTCTTCTTGCAAGAAACGGATCCTGAATTCCAAATATTCTGCGAGGTGGCTTGCACTCAATCTTCGGGTTACTTCTCTTACTCCGAACTTTGTATGCATGTCTTTTATGTCTTGTACCCAGTTTTGACTCATGTGTTTTCTCCTTAATAATTATTGGGGTTTCTTCTATATAGGTAGTTTTTAACCCATTATAAAAATGTACTTCATACGTTTTATGTATACGACAAATATTTTTTTTGTTTAATACATTAAGCATTCTACAATCTTTATGTGTTATTTCACTTACAATATGGTCAGTAATACCTTTACCTGTAGTTCCATATGATACTGCTGTTGCACTTGTTGTTACTACATCTGCTGTTTGATATGTTCCTCCTAGTAGTGCTACACATCCACTAACCAAAGAACAGCTCAAGAGAAGACTGCTCTTCAGTATGCCATCCCAAGGGATTGATAACGATTTGTAGCGCATCTAAGAATACCTTTTCAAATTGTAAATCATAATCTATGTAATCATTCAATTCAAATTCTTTTGGAAGTTCTGTATTGAATGCAATAACATTTTCATTAATTGGATTTGGAGTTCTAAGATATACAAATTTAATCTTATTTCCATTTCCAATTGGCTGGTATTTCTTTGTTAATCCTTTTTGTTTTAAATAGTGATTAAATAATAATGCGCCGCGAACATGAATAGGAGTAGCTTTTTTATAGATAGGATCTCCTTTATATTTCTCTATGTCAGAAATCGATCTAGGAAAAGACACATCGTTGATAGAGTTTTTCTGGAAATCCCTCTTGAATTCCTTGACAAATGTCTGAAGCGATACTTGGTCCTGGTACAAGATGACCTCGAGTGCATCCTTGAGTTTCGTGCGGACGATTGCAGGTGTCGACGATTTGACCATTTCAAGGCCCATAACTTTAATCTTAGGTTTCGCATATTGAACTCCTTCGGAATTATGTACGTTTAATACGTAACGTTTCTTAGCAACCCATATTGCTTTGTCAGCCAGCACTTCTCGTTTCATTTGCATCTTTTGTGCATATGCATTCATATATGTTGCTAACTCTTGATAGCCACCATCAATAAATGGCTGGAAAATCTTTTCACAGATCTTATCCATGTATTCTATTTTTTCTTCTGTAGACTTACCTTTACATGTAGACTCTACAAGATCTTCAAGCGTAAGATAGATTGAATCGGTATCGATCGCGATCACATAATCTTTATCTTCAGTCTTCATAGTCTTATTCATAAAACTATTTAGCTTATTAGCCATCCATCTAATACTTAGTTGACCAGATAACGTAATACCTTCTGCAATACGTAGATCATAATATCTAAAGTATCTATTACCTACTGCGCCATAAGCAGAGTTTAGCGCAATCTTCATGGCCATCTGTAGATTTTTAAACTTTGAGATATCTTTTGCAAGTTCATATGATTTATTTTTTTCATATGCTTGTTCTGCTTTTAACATCATCTTTTTAAATTTAGAACGATTGTTATACATTTCTTCCATTAGTGCTGGCAAGAAACCTTTCTTTTCTTTAGTATAACACCAACCATTTGCAGACAGAGCTAGACCAACTGGCACATTAACTGGTTCTCCGTTTAATAACTTTTCAACATTAACATCTATACGTGTATCAGTTAAAGTTTCAGGACTCATATTATACTGCATAATAAGATGCGGATACAGAGAGTTAAGATCAAACGATGCTACCCATTTATGTTGACCTACAAGAGGATCTTTAACGTATGCGCCCTCGAATGCTTCAAACTTATCATTATCTTCTTTAACTGGAATAACTATCTTACGTTGATGTAGATAATTATATATGATCATGTCCCACATTCTAACTGGAGAGTATACATCCTCATAGTTAACCTTTGAGCTATAAGCTAGGGTAAATATTAACTCGATCAGTCTCATCTTATCTTCAAGGCGATCTACAAGCTCAGTATCATGTATGTTATACTTAACAAATTTATCCCAATCATTCGTATAGAATTCTTTAAATGTTTCATAAGGATTATCAAGTTTATTATCACCAAGTTCTACATGCGCAATATAGTCAAGGCGATATGACTCTTGATTTTGATATGTAAACTTCTTATAAAGATCTAAGTAATCTAGTGTTGCTATACCGACAAATGTATAACCATTAATGTTATTACCATTAGCATAAATCTTTTTGTCATTTACAATCTCCCAAGGGGATAAGCGCTTTACATATGAATCACCAAGAACTTTTCTAATTCTGTTTACAAGATATGGAATATCAAAAGCATTAATGTTCCAACCAGTAACTACATCAGGATAATTTTGAGCCCAGAAGAACACAAAGTTTCTAAGCATAAGATTCTCATCTTCAGAATAAAGATACTTAGCATCCGATCTTGTTGAGTTATATTGGCGAGTGCCAAATGTTACAATCTGTTTGTGATGATTATCTTTGACAGTAATAAGAAGTATTTTCTCATTAGCTTCATCAATATTTGGAAATCCTTCTTGAGTCTCTGTCTCGATATCTATAGAGAAGACTTTGATTTGATCTTTATCCCATTGAATTTCCTTTGGGTACTCTTGCGTTATGAATTGATATCTGAATTGAGAGTTGCCATAAAATTCAAATCCATGGACATCTTTATATTTGTCCATATATTCTTGAGCCTCTTTAATAGAGTTTAATTGATATGGATATACAGAAGTACCATCAAGAGTTGTCCAGTCACTTGGCGAATCCTTACTGTTATTAACATAAAGGGTTGGCTTAAATGGGACCTTTGACTTATAGGATTGCCCGTTATTTACGTAACGAAACAATAGATTATTACCGTATTGAATTACGGATGTATAGAATTTACTCATAGTGTATTATAATATATGTACTTATTAAAGTACAATTACCAACATCATTTTAATCTCTCTATTAAGTCAACAACATCTTGAACAGTTTTAAGAGATTGAATATCATTAGTAGGTATTTTAATACCATACTTATCCTCACACTCATACATAACATCAAACATATCAAGTGAGTCTAAGTGGTCAGCTAGTACCATATCAGGAGTAATATCCCCATCTATCTTATAACTTATAGCCTCTTTTACTTGTTCAAAAGTATTCACTTTATAGACCCAGACGAATCTGCTTGAGTTTTGTCTTCACGGATCTCCAAAAAGATTGGTAAGAATAAACTCTCATCTTCTGATTTGCTCCTAATACGAGCGTTGTACTTGACAGCCACCACCTTGCCGATGACATCCTGCTTTTTAATCGATTCCCTATTCTGATCATTAAATCCACTCCCTACTTTAACTTTAATAATGCCATCATCTGATTCACAAACAAGGGCGCCCAATTTTCCTACATATTTACCAGTACCTTCTTCGTACCCAACGATTTTTAGGTCGCATTCAAGTTCGCCCTTGAATTTAATTTGGTGTTTAGAACGTTTATTTTCCCATGGTGCATTAACGTCTTTAAGAATAATTCCTTCTTCACCTTTAGAATAATACTCTTCAAATAAAGTTCTTGTATCTTCAATATTATTTACTTCATGAGAAGAAACTAAAGAAATTTTACTTAGATTAAGATCATCTAAATAATGTTTGAGTTTACCCCATCTAATTAAATATGGTGTTGGACAATATCCATCTGTAAAATAAACATATGGAATTCTATCCCATAGTACAGCTCTAACCATTGATGCTTCTTTATCAGATATGGTTGCCTTTACCGCTTTGTTAAGAATGCCATTACCTGTTTGGCGGTTTAAAGTCAAGTTATCATCTATAACTAATAATTCACCATCAAATACATAATCACTGCCATCTGCCAACTTTATAAAATCTTCCTCTATGTTGCCTAATAGATTTATTTCTTTACCATTCCGAGTTCTAAATTCACATTTATTATCTCTAACTATGGCATTAAACCTCATGCCATCCATTTTTAATTGTACCATTGCTGGCCATTTAATTTTTTCGATTAGTTTATCTTCATAGCCTGAGCACAGCATAACAGGATATTCTTTAATTAATCCTGGCCAAATTGTATTAGCGGTTGCGATCGAGACACCACACTTCAGATCCTTTGCGATGATCTTTTCAATGACCTTCGCGTTCTTAGGAGAGAGTGATGTAAGTATCTGAGTGAGATGCTCGATGCCCGCATTACCTGTTTTCTCTCTGCTACTTAGAGCAAAGAGGGAATCTATTGCAGTCATAAGACAACCATTTCCTATTGCCTCATACTTAGGTATTTTCCTAATATAAAATTGTGTAAATGGATCTAGTGCTAATCTCACTATATGCAATAATAGTGAATTGCCTTTATGTTCTTCAAGCTTTGCTGTCTTATATAATCTTGAAGGATTAGCCGCTAGATCATCTAGTAAGTCATTTATTTCCATAAGTACTCTTCAACATAGTCTTCTGATAATTTTTCAAAAACGTATTTATTCCAGATTTTAACTGCTTCATAGTGTGGAATATCTTTACACAGTTCCATAATCTTAGTATGGTGGTCATGACCTTTTTGCCATGCAGAAGGGTCGTCTGAATAACTATACGTTAAGTCATGAACTTTACAGAGTTCATCAAACATCGCGATTTTATCTATCATAGATATACACGTCCATTCTTTGAGCATGTC